AGATCTTCGTATAACCTAACATCCTATTATATTAGCATCACCTACATTCTTCAACTTTGGTATTTTTAATCTAACACCTAATGGCTGAGCAAATAAAGTACCAAGACCTCTAAACGGAATAAGTGTATTATAATCTAATACATCTACATCACATAAATTGATTACATCAGTACGTCTTCCTTTATCGTCGTAAAATACAATACCATATTTATAAGTTTCTCCTCTACGTAAAGATCTTAATAGACTAGATGTAAATATATCATTATAATTAGATTTTACTATATCTTTATTTACACCGCGTTCTTCCAGATAATCTAATATTGACGTAGTTTCATCTATTACTAATCTGTTTAAAGATGTATCCCAATATTTTATACTGTTATAATCGTCTTTATACGCATTATTTCCAACAGTTGGTATATCGCCTTGTTGTGCTTCTGTAAGTATTACATCTGCCTATACAAGTTTATATTCTTTTGGCCAATTCTAATCTTCTGTAAAAGATACTCTTTCTATATCTTTAAGTATAGTATCATCTTTAACATTGGCACAGAACATATATTCTTGATTCTATTCTATTGTTTGTGGAATAAGAATCATACCAGACATTGCAGCAAATTCTTCAATAGATAATTTCTATATTGGTATAATACCTACATCATTTAAGTTGAAATACGTACCATCGGATTTAATCTCACCATCATATATTAAATCAACTTCTGCGTTTTGTCCAGGTATTATATAAGACAATCTAAATACTTGTATCCTTTCATATGTAGGTTTCTAATAATTTGTAACATCTATCTTTAGTGCAAATCCTATAGACGTATCTGTATTTTCAGCATTACCTACTTCTTTAGTTCTAGAAGGATCTATTACTTGTATTTTATTTGTAAGTGGTGCTAACTGTGTAGTATTTCCGTATTTATTATAGAATCTATATGTATACTGTACTTGAGATGTAGTAAGTCTTCCTGATATAACAGCGTCTATAAATACTCTATTTGTAGGAATTTCTCTATTGTTTATAAGTTTATCTATAGATGTATAATTGTCTTGATCGTCCTTGTATTTTCCATCAGAATCATCATCTACACGCAAACTTATAATAGGATGTTCTCCAGTAGCTATATATAGTTTTATTACATTTTGAAGTTCTTTATATAATACTGTAGATATTTTTTCTGGAACATCTCCTTTCCATACATTATCACAATGCCATACTTTTTTTAACTACGCAGATGGATAATCTACAGTCTCATCCATGTAGAATTTATAGATGTTTATATCTTTTAATTCTGTTTCGTCTTCGTTTTCATCTATGTCTATTGTAGTTGTTATAATAATAGAAAGTCGATCTACAGATTGTACAGCAAGTATACGTTCTTTCTTATTTCCTAAATTCCATCCACCACATCCTTTTCCACTTGGTACAGGAGCAACAATTCCTTCATGCACAGTAGCATAAGTACCAGAATTACCAAGAAGTTGATTCTTAGTTATTCTGATATTCTCACCAAATATATATTGTTCATTGGGCACTTGATCAAAAGAAGAATCTGAATTCATTCCTTTTACAAATGAATTGAGCTAGGAATTGTTCTCATTAATAACCATAATAGTAGTCGTTATACGTTAACTGTTCTTTATTTATATTCTTAAAGAATGTATCATCTCCATCCCAATCAGGGATAAGCTTATTCCAATCATTCTTTATATTCTACATATCATCTGCAGTAGGCATCATAGCTTCTGCATATGCTTGGTTTCTATAGAAGTTCCACTGTGATTGTGTATAGTAGTAAGTCTATTGTGCATACTTCTGTGCATACTTAGAACTACTTGTAGTAAGCTTACCGCTCATAAACTTAGGGAATGTAAGCTTCATTACTACATACCAATAGACAGCTTCTTGGTAAGACGTGAGGTCTGGAATAAGAGGATAACCTCTTTCGTCTACAGCTATTGCTTTATAAGCAAGCTTAATGAAACCATGTTTCTAGTTTGTTACAATCCAGCCAGGTTTAATAAAATACTCAGGCTTATCTCCTTCTATAAGTCTATCCTTCATATACTTCATCCCATTGATTGTATACAACTGAGATTGTGAAGTAGGCATCTTATACATCATAGGTTGATGTGGAGGAGGAGGTAACGGAGCTGGATGTTCTATAGCAGCAGGCTCTGGTATAGCCAGGTTAGCTGGATCATGTTTAAGCTCTATCCAAGGCTGAGGTGGAGCTGGATGAGGCCTGCGCTTATTTTTAAATATTCCTGTCATAGTACTCATAGGTACCCAAGGTCCATGTGGTGTTTTACTATATGCTACACCATCCAATACTTGTAGATCTGCAGGAATAGGTACTTGATAATCGTGTATCTTCAATACAGGGGGATCATCTTCAGATCCTAGTTCCCTGCTGATATACTACATAGGAGCACCAATCTTGTCCACGGCTTCAAAAATCCACTCTCGTATATCTGAGGTTCTATTCTTAACTTCTGTGGAATCTAAATCAGCCATGATTTTAGCAATGACTGATTCACACTTTGTATAATTGTATATCATTTATATCTAAATAATCGTGTTTGTTGAATATTAGTTGAGCTAATTTACGTTTATTCTATCTTACTAAGCTCAATTGATATTTATATCTATCTGGAAATGTTCTGGGTATCTTAGACCAATATAATCTATATTTATACCCATCTGTATGCTCATTCAGATGATATATACGCTTTCCGTATTCTTTACTTGCTTGATAGTCAACCGACAACGATTGTTGTGTTAAACTCTTGGGTCTATACTTACCCACCTATATAAAACCTAACCCAAAAGGCATTTTAAAGCCTTCTGAGCGTTCGAATACGTATTCTAGTATAATTCTACACATCTCGTCTAAAATGCGCTTGTAGAGGCTGTAATCAACCTCTACTGGCATTGTACGATACATGTCTCTAAATGTTAAGGACCGTTTACTTTTCATCTTCCTTAGGCCCATCAGGCTTTATTCCGTCTAACGTAGAGTTATTGCTGTCATCACTAGGTCTATTTAACATTAATGCCAGCTCATTATTGAAGATAAGCTTCTTAATATCTGGAACCATCCACGTTGGAATCTGTATATCATCTTCATCTGGATCTTCTACTTCTTCGTCATTAGCATCATCCTCAGGTACTTCATATGCAGCATATACATAGATATACTAAAGCAAACCTTGATCTTGCAAGCCTTGTACATATATATGTTTATCATCCATGTAATATGCTGTCATTTCCCCAAAGGTGTATTTACGATGATACTGGTAATGTCTACGTATATGATTGACATACTAAATATTCTCACCGGCCTCATCGTGCACAGCGAGAATACTAGTCCATTTATTATCATAAATGTTTTCGAACGTGTCTTTGGTTCGTTTAGTGAAAGTAGCTCTGTGTGGATCTCCAGATTCAACATTCTCAAGCTTATGAGGACCTGTCTCTTTAAGTATAATGAATTCACCATCTGCAAGATCTTCGACATTTAAACCAGCCTTTTCCTATTCTTTAAGTTCGTCCAAATGTTTCTTCCAGAGCATTCTACGATAGTGATCTATCCAAGCTGCTATATGAGCTCTAGAGAGATCTTCACTCTCACTAATATTGTTATTTCTAACTAAAAGAAGAATATCATCAATAATCTCCCTCAACGAAGTCTTTCTTGTTGAAGTGTTCATATTATTTTGTTTTAGCTTCGACCACTCTTACTTCACCAGACTTTATTAAGTCGTTTGTATTATATATGACATATGTATCATATTTAACTTTCTTAAAGTCCCAAGTGAACAGTCGTTGAATAAAGTTCTTCTTATTCTTGTATTTCTTAACAGAATTAATAAAAAGATACTGGTCGTTTTCTATATTTAAACCAATGCTTACAGTATCTTTTCCTATAGTATAGTAGACAGAAGTTTGATCGTTAAATCTTATACTATCCGAATAAACTGCATCATTTAGTATAGTTATAACACTATCTTTAACTTCCTTACTACCAATAACGTTCAATGACTGCGTTTGCGTTGCAGCTACTTTTACAGAATTTTTCTTTATATTGAGTTCATTCCGTATACTATCTATTCTCTGCAATGCAATGTCATGCTAATCTTTCAAATTTTGGAAGTCTAGCTATAAAACATTATTAGCCTACTAGGAGCTGTCCAACAGTCCCTAATAGGCTTCAATGTTGTTCTAAGCTATATTTAGCTCCTATGACAGTTTCTTATTCTGTCTATGAGTAATTATACTCGTTGCCAATAAAAACGCGATAGAAGCCGCGATAGCACTTTTAATGACTATCTTCCAGTAACTCTTTAGCCACGTTATGATTGTCAGTATGTTCATCTTCTAATTCTAATTCAATACCTGTATACTCTTCTCCTTTTTTCCTTAAGAACTTACCAAGAGCTCTCCAAGGACCATCTGGATCAAGTGTATTTAAATTCTCTATAATGGACCAAATCTCAGTCATTGTGATGATTACGGCCGCACCTCCAGTAAGTAGGAATACACCAGACTAATCGAATACGGACCATTCTAAACCATGTAATAAGGCTAGTATAATACCTTCATCTCTTATCTTTCTTATAGTACCATTCCAGTTCTTACTGCTTTCTATTTTATTCTTTAGTTTCCTAGCCACTTTAAAACCATAGAACATATCTACAGTTGTAGCAGCGAAACATATCACCAACAGATACCATATGGGGGCAAAGTATGAAATAACTGCCGAACCTGCTCCTAATATAAACTTTCCTATTGCGCTACCATTAAACATTGCGTTTATGGTATTTGCTATATTAGAAAGTGTATGTGTTAAGTGATGTATCATAATTTTAAGTTCTATCAGATGGTCTATGTATACTAGAAATCCATGTACCTCCCCATGTTTCTCCTGTTGGAGACGGTGGAATACTTTTACCTATCATGGTGCCAGCAGGTACATTTCTTTCATCTCTATTATAAGGATATCCTGCGATAGCGTCTCCAGAATAAGGTATTATATTCATAGTAGTATTGAATACAGGAATTCCGTTGAATTTTGCAGTATACACAATAGGTATTTTATCAAGCCATGCAAAGTCTTGATCCCACTGTGTACCTTCACTTTTTACAGACATTCCATGGCCTTTGTGTATAGAACCATCGTCAGCTTTCTCTCCGTCTATATATACGACTTTGGTAATAACACTATCTCCAGCATCTTGGTGCGTGTTATCAAACGTACGGAAAATAATATCTAAATCGTACATATGGTTATATAAACTAGGATGTCCATCAATAGTACCAATGGAAGCATCCCATTCAAGATCTTCGTGAGTAAATGTATAACCGTCACAAGAACCAATAACAGTATAATAATTTACTTCGCTGCCATTTATCTTATACATTGGTTCATATCTAAGGTTTATAGGCATTTGTGCACCGTCTGTATTATACATCCACGATGTAGTTTCATACACATTACCGTCTCCATGATGTATAGTACCACCGCCATCGTTATCTATTTTCCAAGAAACATCGGCAAGTAATTCAATATTATGTCCTATTTCTTGATATATAGCTTGATACGTGTAATTGCCATTTGCGTAAATAGATGTACCAACAGGAACATAATCTTCTGCTACAGATGTATTTTGCCAACCTATTAAAGTATATCCTTCTCTAGAAGGGTTTGGTATAGTTACTTCAGCTCCAGCGTCATACTTCTTTTTACGTAACAGAGTCTCGTCCCAATCAATAAACCTAATGGTATAACGTATTACATCTTGTGTATATGTAGCTGTATAAACAGTATCTTTAGTTGCAATAGTTTCTCCAGGTATCAATTCCTAACCGTTGTCTGATTCCCAATGATCGAATGTATAATTATCTCTTGTTGGATCATCTGGAATAGGAGATATTACTTTACCTTTGGCTACTCTTATCACATTTATTATAGTACCATCCCAATCTTGGAATGTTATAATACACATATCAGGAAAAGGTATATCTGGATCATTACTATCTACTACAAGAAGTCTATTCTTTTTCCACGTACTCTTGCTGAAAGGACTTACTAATACAGCACCTTTTGATTTAGCTATATTTTTCCATATACATCTATCTTCTGGAGAAAGTGCTGATACATTCTAAGAAGAATCTACAGGATTAACAAAAGGAAGTCGAAGCTTTTCATTAGCTTCCTAAAAATTCATTATTCTTAACATAACAACCCCCTTTCTTATACAGTAGTATCATAAAATCCAGCAGCTTTTACAGCTCTATTGCTATCCTTTGGAACAAGTTTATCATCACTATCTATCTTCCAATAACTTTCAAGAATTTCAAGTCTGTTTATAATATCGCCAAGATCAAGTTTCTTCCATTGTCCGTTTACTTTTATCCAGATGTCTCCGTCTACATATAAATCTTCATTTATATGTGTTCCAGGAGTATCTCCGTTCGTATCTCGCGTTATACCTTTAACTCGTTTATTAATAACATCCTAAAAATTCTTTACTTTTTTAGATTCTCCAAACTAATCATCATAAAGTTGCTTTGCATATGCAAGAGCATCATTGTGTATACCATCATTAGTAAGTGTGGTATCTACGGTATGATTTGTAAGAGTTCCGTATACTTTTATTTCTTTAGTCATTCGAATATAATTTTAATGCGTGTTGGTGTATCTATTTGAATAGGAGCTACACTACGATAACAGAAATAATTATGTTTCTTACCATAATCTATCATAGGAACTCTAAAACCAGAAGAAAGTTCAGCAACTTTTTCTTCATTGTCATCTATAGACTTAATATAGTGTATACGTTTTGGAGACAATACCCACATATATTGTCCTCTAAAGAAGTTAGATACTTCAAATGTATTCTTACGAGCACTATATTCACACAAGTCTGGATCAGATGGAGACATGAAGTCTATATCATCTATTTTATTATATCCAATAAGGATATACTCTGATGGTACTACAGTTACCTTAAATACACAAGTTTTAGGATTATCAGAATTATCATCTGCACTTTTTACAGTAACATTTACATCTATAGTTTCTTCTACTATATTTGCATGTAAATGACCATATTTATCTACAGTAAGTATATCAGTGTTAGAAGATTCAAACAATAATGTATTATATCTCCATTCCTCAGGATTATATAATACTTCTGTTCCATCTTTAAGTCTTACATATATATTATACTGCTTGTCATCTAAATCAAATCCTCCAACCTTAAGAATACTATCATCTGCCATTCGATATGCATAATTATCCATATAGATTTCATCTATAAGATTTTCACGCTATCCATTGTCATCTATATTTATAGTGATTGCTTCTGAATCTCCTGTATTGTCGTCTACAAGTTCAAATACATCACCTTTATCTATAGTATATGTTCTGAGATTATGTCTACCCCATCCCTGTTCAAATACAGTAAGTACTACTACAAGTTTGTATATACCACACATTTTCTATTGTACTGCAGGGAACATACAAGTTAATGTATTTTTTTCATTTAACACTTGCGAATCTGCAAGATAGAAAGGTGCATACGGATGAGGATGGTTTAATACAACATTTTCTTTACCAAATACGTCTGCAGGAACATATTCAGGATGGAACCAATTATCAAATGGATCCGGCTTGCAATGAGCAATACCATGATGATCGTATCCGTGAAAAAATGGTTCGTATATCGGTTCTGGAAATTTACATCCAGGAAAATGGTTATGACAATGTGGATAGTAATGCGAAGGTCTTGGTCCATGCCAATGCATATGCCCACAATACTCATGGAAATGTTCAGGGTGTAATCCAAATCCACGATAACCAGGCCACCAATGGAAGTCATGAAAGTCTGGCGAAAATTTATCGTAGTTACATATATTTGCAGGAGCCATATGATAGGCAGGGAAACCGATATTGTTTATATTATGTGCAGTAGGATGATAAAAATCAGGGAATCCTATTCTCTGATGTTTACATTCTTTTTCACAGCACGGCC